GAAAAAAGAAAAAGAGTGTCTCTTGATCGCATTAATCAATAGCATGAACCTCGTCTCTGACATTTCTCCTTCTGTTTGAGCAAAATACTGCATCATCACTAACATTTGCTTCTTATGGTCAAGAGAAACTATGGTCTCATTGGCTCTCAACAACCACTCAGCTTTCTTTTCATCCTCTTTTTGAGAAATCACGCAAGGAAAATTAGATAATGCATCTTTAATGTGAGAAGTTTGAATTGATCCTGGCATAGGAGGTCCCAGTAGATTGTAGTTCACAGCCACAGTGACTTCTTCTCCGATCCTTGCTGATGAGACTCTACTTTTCTGTCCAATGAAAATCCTGTTTCTGACATAATTTCTCTTGATGACGCTTTCCAGCTGTGAAATGTCAGATGAGAATCTTCCAAATGAAGCTAAGAACTTGATTTTCTTGTCAGAAAACCTTTGGGCTTTGATGTAGTCAATGACAGCCACTTCGTCCTCAAACCTTCCCAACATTTTTGTTTCTTCGATAGTATTGCCAAGGAATGGCATAGTGTTTTGATATATTGCCCACCCTGTTGTCAATAAGGTCGCACTCTGTTCTACCTCCTTCCCAAACCAGAAGTGTTCACAACAGGTTGCCAAATCAATTGGCCCTGCAACAAAAGACTTAGGGATAACCACTTCTCCCAATTTCTTGGCTCTTTCTGTTCTCAGGACACTCATGTTTGTCCTCAGATTAATGTTGTCTAGCACCTCTATCATTTTCATGTAAAAATCTTTAGTGGGAAAGATAAATGAGAGGAATTGATTCTTGTCATACACTTCGTACGGATCTATGGTCTCGATTATTTCATCTATTAGCTGAATCATTGACATCTTCTTGAATGTTTTGACGCCATCATTCATAGAAGTTCTATAAGTGCAGCAAGCAGTTTGTAATATATATGTACCTGCAGCATAAGCTCTTGACCCAGTCGAGAAACTAAAACTGTCCGCAGAACTGGGTGTCAGTGCCTTCTTGTAGATTCTGAATAGAGCTTGCTCATATGTTCGTGTCTTTTCTAACATCATCAAAGGGTTCTTATTTGCTGCGATTCGCCAACTTGTTTTATCCAACTTGCAGTCTCTAATCATTGAATCAATGAATCTTTCGTATTTCTTATTGTCACCCATCAGGACATAAGCAGCCACAGTTGGCTTGCCTTCGTCTGACAACAAGGGATCACTCTTTTTGAGCAACAATCGTTCGACCATCAGTGACCACTTGTTAATCATCAACAACAAACAATGAACAAAATCAAAACCCAGCATTCCAGCACAAAATTCAGGCTGATACAAAAAGGAGCCTAATGCAGGATGCATTAATTCTGTGATCTTTTCTGCGTACCTTTTGAAGACTTTGTTCAGTCTCAGCCCAAAGCATGAATAATGCACCCTTGCTTGAAATTCTTGTAGGACGGCTGCCAGGAAGAAAGTGCCTCCATTTTCAGTGATGGCCTTAAGCAGGTTAGATGAATTCTCCTGTCTTCCTACTATGCTTGAATTGGTTTTTGCTCTACAACTTGCATAAACAAATTTGGTGAGAGGTGACCAAGTCGTGTTTCCAATGAACCAAATGGAATTGAATTCCATCATCGAGTTACAGACTGCTATGGTTGATTTCTTGTATGAGGTTCTGGCGCACATAAGAGGAGCACTCACTGCCATTGCGTGACACAGGATGATCAGTACAAGCCTCACTTTGCCTTTTTCTTCAGTCGATTTAATCCCTTTATGCATTGCAGTTATAGCTAGCGCACTATCATCAGAAGAGACCTGAAACGTCTGTTGCAACCTCCAGCCCTCTGGATTGACACCCACTTTCTCTAAAAGATCAGAGAAGTTCTCATTGAATGCTTTCTGCAAACATAAAACATGTCCTGCAGCTAACAAAC